CCAGACCGCTGATGCTCATCTGTTGCAGTATCGCTTGTACCATGATGCGTTTGTCTATGACAACCACGTCAAGGGCATTTACAGCCACATCAAAAACAGCTAGTCCATAAATTGGGCGGTGTAAAAGCCGCCCTCTTTTGAGGTGTAAACATGACTTTAAAACAAATTGGAGTTGCTGGTTGGCTGAAAGACATTAGCGATAACTTCGCCGCACTTGCACCAGTTGGTACTGATAATGGTCTTGGCTCTTTGCGTGTTGCTCGCTTTACCTACGACACCGCTGCAAAAGACAGCGCAGGCGCAAACAATACAACTGTTGCAGCTCATGGCATGGGTGTAACTCTGCCAAACAATGCAATCGTTGTAGGTGGGTTTGTGGATGTCAATACGGCATTTACTTCTGGTGGTAGCACGGCTCAAATTGCTATCAAAGTTGAGAGTGCCAATGACATCATATCCGCCGCCGCTGTCAGTGGTGCGCCATATTCAACCATTGGACGCAAGGCAATCGTACCCAAAGCCAACACGCCAGAATCAACAGGCGTGAAAACAACCGCCGCACGTGAGATTACTTGCACCGTTACCGTTGAAGCCTTGACCGCTGGCAAACTCACTGGATACCTCTACTATGTCGAGGGTATCGCGTCCGCGTAAGGTGAACTATGAAAATAATAACAATCGCTTGCAACGGTATTACGCAAACAGTACCAGAGGCAGAATTGCCTTTCTATATCCGCGCTGGGTACAAAGTGGTTGAACCCGAACCTGTTGCAGAACCCGAACCTGTTGCAGAACCCGAACCTGTTGCAGAACCCGAACCGATCACGCAAGAAAAAACACCCACGGCTAAAAAACCAGTGGCTAAAAAATAAGGATTAGAGGCTATGGCGGCATACGTAGACTACACATATTACAGTACAACCTATCTTGGTACTGCCATAGCCTCTACCGACTTTGCACGACTTGCATTGAGAGCGTCGGCACAAATTGACCAAATAACATTTCAACGAGCCGCGCCGATTATCACCGCTGCAACAGACACAGCGACAATCGCCTTAATCAAAAATGCCACATGTGCTATTGCTGAAGAGATCCAAATACAGGAAGCCAGTGGTAATACTGATGGTGTGCAATCGGAAAGCGTAGGCGGGTACTCTGTGTCCTACTCAGTAGGGGCTAAGGCTCTGATGACATTGCAAGAAAGAGTGTCAAGAGCCGCCGCATTGTACCTTGCTCAAACTGGATTGATGTTTGGCGGCTTTTACACTGGTGAGTATGGAACTTGTTTAGATGCGAACTAATGCAAATATAACCATCTATAACAAATATCTTGTTGCTGGCGTGGAAACATACCAAAGCACCCAGATACCCGCCGTTGTTTGGAGTAGTGGCAAGGCAAAAAACACGCTCGCAACGGGCGGGGCAATCTCCGCCGATCAAGCAACGATACACATCCCATTTGCCCGTAATGCAAACTACCTTGACCCGAAAGCATGGGCACTACTGAGTACCAAAACTGGCAAGTGGACATTGCAACCTGGCGATTACGTTGTAAAAGGTTTGGTATCTGATGCAATTACCATTACTGCGCTTAAGGCTAAATATGACAACGTATTGCAGATTAGCAGTGTGGATACTTACGATGGTGGAAGCCTCAACATGCAACATTGGCAGATAGGCGCGAAATGACACCTATTATCAAAACGCCGCGTGGACAAATTACGGTCGGTGCCAATGGTAAAGCGCAGTTGGTTTTTAATCCGAACTTTGCCCCGAAGTGGACAAAGCAATACAGCAATGCACAAAGGTTTGTCGATTCGGAAGTGCTGCGACTATCAGAACCATATACCCCATTGCTAACAGGTACATTGATTAAGACAGGCATTTTAGGTACGGACGTTGGCAGTGGACTTGTGCAATGGATTGCTCCCTATGCCAAGAGTCAATATTACAGCCCGCGCAAAGCAGGATCACAAACAGGAACGTTACGCGGTCCGTTTTGGTTTGCTCGCATGAAATCGACAAGCGGCAAAGACATCATAAAAGGCGCTAAGAAAATTGCAGGTAATGGATGACAACGATACTTGATGCGGTAAAAACCTACATCAAAACCTATGGCAGTCTGGACAGTAACGCCGCTGTATTGGTGGATTACCTTGGGCAATTCCCTACTCAGTATGCGATCGTACCAGTACCAGGCACTAAGGTTTTGGAAAAATATATTGATGGTGGAAGCCGTCGTGAGTTTCCTTTTTCGTTTCAATCCATGGAATCAACCGCTGATGAATTAGAGCGCATTGCCAACAACGGATTTTTTGAAGCGTTTGCAGACTGGCTTGAAAGTCAAACAAATGCAAATGTGTTACCCACGTTGAACGCAAATCAACACCCCACAATCATTGAAGCCACGGGATGGGGATACTTATTCCAGCAAGGCGAATCAGACACGGGCATTTACAGCATTCAATGTCGCCTTGAGTACGAACAGGATAAGCCATGAGTATTACATTGTGGATACCCTCCGCTGATAGTTCTGCCCGCTGGCCGTGCGTCACGTCATGGTGGAATTTGGAAACACCCAATAACGAGAAACTCCGCCTTGTACGTAGTGGCGCTAACAATATTCGTTTTTCGTGGAATAAAGTTGTAACTGATTTTCTCGCTACTAATGACGAATGGCTCTTATCGTGGCACTCTGATGTTGTGGGTGATCCTCAAACCCTGATGCGTTTGTTGTCATGGGATAAGCCGCTGGTATCCGCATTGATATTTATGCGGACCTCACCCGCCATGCCGCATATCTGGAAAGACTACGAGGACAAAGAGGGCGTTTACGTACCTCGCATTATAGAAACTCGCAAATGGTTTTATGACCACCCAGATTGCATTAAGAACTTTGGACCCTACGTAATGGAAGAAAAACCAGAGGATGCATTAACTCCCACGTCGTTTACTTCCACATCATGCATGTTAATACATCGCTCTGTGTTAGAGGGGATGCGGGAGCTTGTACAAGATGTTTGGTTTAAATGGGATGATGACGTTGCAGGTGGTGGTGAGGACCGTAACTTTTGCGAGAAAGCAAAGCAAGCGGGGTTTGATCTATTCGTTGATAGGTCATGCGTAGTTGGACATTTGGCGGGTGATATTCCCACGTCCGCCGCTGATTTTTTCGCCTGGGATTACGTTTCGACAGTTTTAGGTACTGGCGAACATGAGTTAATAAAATAGGAGATAGACAATGGCTAGAGTAAAAAGAAGTCAAATCGCAACATACGTAAATGCAACTAGCGTTGCAACTACCTCGGGCACGGTTTACAGCCTGCTTGGTGTAGGTGTGGCATCCGCCGCCGCGAACATGAATCCAAAGACCACAGAGGAAACATACATTCACCAAGACACTGCAACAATCTCATTGGATGCGTATGCACCAACTTTGCCTGTTGAAATGACCGCGTACACCGAAGATGCCGTGTTTACGTGGCTTGACGGCTTGCGTGTCTCACGTGCCGTCGGCTCCGCTGCTGAAACGCACATCATTGAGGTGCGGTTATACCAGACCTCCGCCGCAAGCGCTTATCCTGCAACAAAACAACAGGTATCCGTACAGGTTGACAATGCGTTGGGCGGCGATGGTGGAACACCCGCGAAAGTTAGCTTCACCTTCAACTACATGGGCGATCCCGTGCAAGGTAGTTTCAATCCGACAACAAAAGTATTCAGTTAACAATGATAGCCTGTTGTAAAAGACAGGCTATTAGAAAGGCAACACATGGAAAGCATAGTAATTGATACTGGCGTAAAGCGCATTCAGATCAACGATGACCCTGACAGAATTATTGAATTTAATCCAACTGATTTGATTTTCGTTGAAAAGTTTTATCAACTGATTTCACAGTTTGAAACAAAACTTACTGAGTATCAGGCACGGGCAGAGGAAAACGAAAAGGTTACAACGTTAGGTGCCGATGGATTTCCAATCAACATGGCTGAAAGATTAGCTCTGTTGCATGATGCGTGTGACTACATTTGCGAGCGTATTGATTATGTTTTTGGCGAGGGTACAAGCGCAAAGGCATTTGGTAATACCCGTAACCTTGAAATGTTTAGTCAGTTTCTTGACGGTATCTCACCATTTATATCTAAAG